TTTTGCTGTACGACTCTTGTCCCAGCAGGTAATGAAAGTTTGCGACTCGTATCCTGGAAACCCAATAAAGGGTTGGCACACGTAGGGGGAAGCCCCCCTCGTGTACTCGAAAACCAGTACTCATCACAAGACTTCCACCTACTGTGGATTTTACAAACTTCAAGTTGTTTTGACTTCTTGAAGACTCGCCCGGCCGCACCGGAAATCGGAGTTTTACTCTTAAACACATTGCGCTACATCCCACGTATATGTATTAAAGGGTCTTCAGCACCTATACAGGTGCTGGAATTGTATTTGCATAGTCCAAAGTTGGACAGCACAAGAAAAACAGACATGTAAAATCTGGACCTGCGCTCTGAGCAATATGAATCGTCAAATTGTTATTCGATGAACTAGCTGCTCCTTTCAGTAGCAAACGGATTTCACTTCCTTCAGACTCGGTATCATCCAAGCCATTGTACTGTGTATTCGCATTTGGATCCACAATACTGAAGTTGTAACGTTTGAAATCAGGAACGTTATACGAAAGGCTGCCATTTGTTTGTGTACTCGTGATAGCCATACCACTCAGTCCGTCAAACGCACCATACTTTACATTTAAGTACCAGAGTTTCGTAGAGAGTGTCTCTCCACTAGTTCCGGTGTATAATGTGTTGATATAGCCATTCTCGAACACTGCTTCAGTAATTCGCGATACCCGTGTGTCCTGCACAGTAACACTACCATCAGTTGATGGTGTGACTACCATGTTGACTCCACCACGATACCCGACGAACATACTCGAAACATATGTCAGAGGATGCATTGGAGCAAAGTTGTAAGCAGAAGATCCGCTCGCAGCTATAATTCGATTTGCACTTGGCGCCCAGCCAACGTTAGGAACGTAGCCAGGACTGGGTGGCAACAAACGAAACACTAAACGTGCAACGGTTGTTCCGCCAGACACACTCGTGAAATGTGAGGGATATGTTACCCTCGTAGTGGCACGGTGCATCAAATTCCGGAGAGAACATATTGTCTCACCGTAGTTCATACCATAACGATCATCATTTGGTACAGCACTCTTGCCCAAAACGGCTCGAGTAGCTGACATCTCTACATGATCTGCAGACTGAACTGCCCATAAAGATGGGACTTGGTTTGAACTTGTTGAAGGTCCAATAAATGCGCGTGGATTAGCGAACTCAAAATCGTCCGCTGCACGCACAAAAGCCATCACGTCGACTGTTCCTGAGGCAGGAGCAGTAAGTGCGTTTAACACTGTGACTGTCAACATTCCATTGTTGAAGCCATCGACGGCCGCATTGCTTACTGCAGTGGTCCAGTTGTTAGCAATAGTTGCATCACATTTCAACCAGCCCAACTGCTGATGGTAAGGAATTTCGATCTCAATGTCATCACATTCACCTATATCAAGAATGTGTGTATACACTAGATTGGAGTCGGGATCACTTGTGGAGATATCTCCACGTGGATCAAAACAGATCTTCAATCGTCCTTTGTGAAATTTAGTGCATATGACTTTGAGTCGAATAATGAGACCACCACGCCAATTGAGGAACATATGGCTCATATAAGAGAGAGGTGTATGGTATACGCGTTTGGCAACATTGGCTGAACCACTGTTCACAAGATCCACATTCATCAACAAGCAAGGTGTAATTCTTGCATTGAAAATAGGTGTGGATCGTGAATCTGATGTAGCCCAGCTCGCGTAACCAAAGTATGATTCCTTCTTCTTCAAGTAACTAACCGATAATTCATCTTGGTCTTGTACATTGTGGATAGAAGGATCAATACTTAGTTCCTGTTTAGGGTCCAACGTCAATTTCTGCACTGCCGTAGATATATGGGACGATGCAAGCATCGGGCCATTCATAGGCATGAATCCATTGATTTCCCTAATTACAGGTACATTTGTAAAGCCAAACAGCCGGGCAATCCCAGCTGTGGCTCTTGCACCAATCTCTGTTGCACGCGCAAACTTACCGATCACAGGCACATGAGTTAACGACTTTGCCACACTCGCAAGTGCGGTAGCGGGGCCCGAAATGGCCCCTTCAATATACTCATCTCCTTGAACGGATAACTTGGTTGTGGCACCCATAAGTTGAACATCTGTAAGCCATGCATAAGTGTTCACAGTCACTGCGGTAGAACCGCCAGCAACTGCTGAACGCAAAGCTCCAAAGATGACTAGCTTGAGTGCACCAAAGTTCTGAATGTCTGAGGCGCTTGTTAGATCCAACCAATTCTTATGATACAAAAAGGGTAATTCCATTTCTCCACCAGCGTTAGCTTGTGGGTAGATAAAGAACCCAGGTTGTTGCGAATATGGCACATTCACCGCCAATAAATTGACAGTGTTTGTCCGAATCTTATCGGTTGAAAATCCAACTAGCGGTGCATAACAGGCGCGCATAGCTCCATACTGGAACGGGGTACCATTGATCAAAATCTTCAAATGCAGTTTTCCACGCACGAATGCGAAATTATCAATTTTCTTCTTGACTGCTGTAGAATTAAGATACAAGTACCACGGTAAGAGTGTGGTTTTGACTCCGGCTGAATCGCCAGTTGTCCATGTGGTCGAATCGATCAAATTAGGACGGGAGAGAAAGGCCCCAAGGCCGATATCTTCCGTACCATCCACTATGGCAACGGCGTTCTCAATTGCAGGTGCACTAACCATATTTCCACCAGCATTATCCTGGAAAGTTGTGGTCTGAGAAGTTTCGACGGCACCAGCACGAGCAAAAGCTCCACTATTCTCATCATCAGAAACTTCCTCTGACGCATCTGCTTGCACGCTCAACAAGCGTGGATCTAACTGATTATTAGGCCCATAGTACGGTTCAGTATACCGACCATGGTCTGCACTTCTTTCGGTGAGTGCATCAACAAACTCTTTTTCTTCATTTTCAATTGTGTTCGCTGACTAATTTTCAGGCGACGGGACAGCCAAATCCTTGTCGTCAGCCTCCAGACTTTCAAAGCCCGGAGGTATGTTTTGTGATTGATAACGTTCAATCAACTCATCAAATGTGAGCAACTGTTTTGTTTTCTCAATACAGTTGAACGGGAAACGATCAAAGATCATTCGAAAGAAACCATGATGTTCTTCGAACTTCTTCCTTCCATGGAAGAATAACTCGTTGTTCACACACGTGATAACCTCAACCATCTGAGCAGAACTATCAATAGTCTGTGATGGGAGCCACACAGTGAGTGTTTTGTGCAGTGAAGCAAGTTCCAACGGGCAAAGCCATGCTTTCACTTCTTCATCCCAACGCCACTTGCGTTTCAGAAATGAGACGTCGTCAATATGGATGTACGGTATACTTTCCGATTGTTTGTCGGCCATCGTGTACTCGACACCAATCGACGCCATAACGTTCTGAATTGCAGTATGATGAAACCACGCACACTTAGTGCTGATTCCCATCGCGTTGTCATCTCCATACGTAAAAAGATGCACATTTTTTCTAAACGTACGTGCTTCCTTCTCCGGGTTCGACATATAATATGCATAACGCATGTACAAAGAGTTCACAAAAGAGTTGATGATCACAGTCAGAGCATGCCCTGATGGATTCGTGCCGAAAAATTCGACTAAATCACCTCTAAAATTACAAATGGAAAACGCAATATCATAACCGATACACATAATCACACGACACTCCTTGGCGTCATACCCTGCTATCTCATGCAATTTGGCAATCACTGAGAAAGCATACAACAAAATTGCTGCAGCCATCTTCTTATCATAACTACCATAGTCGCCTGCCGCTAAGCGATCGGGGCCGAAACTAATCAGCCACTCTCGGATTGCGGCCCACTCTGGGGATTGTGTCACAGTTCCAGGGCCCGCCTCAAAGACGAACTTATTTTTCTGGACCAAACGCACAAATGATAGAAGATACTTACGAGTTACTATACAATGATCAACAGGTTGACCAGTGAAGACTCGTGTTTTCTTCTTCTCAATCTTGGCGAAAGGTGTAGCACAATCCTTCAAGTGCGCTGAGAACACTGGATAAGCGCGTCGGCCTTCTCCATAACACTTCTCAATCTCAGCCACTCGCTCCCAGATTTCATCGGGGAGGTTGACACCGTCTGGATATGCATCACACGGATCTGGCACCAAGTAGTTCTTCTTTGTGGTATTCCACGGAAAGCCCATTGAGCTATTCCGGTTCATTCCATCAATGAATTTCACACTTGGTACACCATTCACAGCTGCTTTGTTAGATAGAACAACAAGTTCTTTCTCCCAACCAGCTGGCAATTCTGCGACAATATCATCTACAAACGCTTCAGCACACTCTTGAAATGCGACACGATCGAAAATGTTCTCAGGTTCCACCATCTTGACTAAATTGTTTCGCCACGGTGCATAACCTCGCATCGCTGGCTTACCATGGTCAATTTCCACACCAAAATGTTCTTGCATCTCTTCACTCAATAGTGTGGGGATAACTCGACTCTTATAGCGTGGTTCTGGTAGATCTAAAGTGCCATATACGCGCATGGTTCCTTGAGCAATATAACGACTCATAGAACGGACATTCAACGCACCAACATGCACTTGACGATCTTGCACAGACAACATAGGTGCACCACCACCCTCCACATTGAAGGGAATCATCTCATCAGCATCTACGGCAGCACATAGTGCTTCCACATCTGATTTCATGACTTGTAGCACACCACATGCTCTGTCTCGACCCAACAGGTGGATACCCACAATCGCGACACCTAACGGTATCATCGCAAAAGTGAGCGAGCCACAATCTCCGTTGACAGTGTCTCGATCACTCGTACCTTGATACACAGGCAGAATCAATCCAAGATCAGGCACTGGACACGCGGGCAATAGATCAACGCCAAAAACTTCGGCGATATCCACGTTGCCCTCAGGTGTCCTTCGCACCTCACACATTCTTGTGACTGTAAATTCTTTCTCTGCCCAAAACTTGAGGATATTCTTCTCTGGTGGACGAGCAATCACACGCAACATACTGAGATCTTTGAGCCGATCAAACTTGATCTCTCCTTTCTTCACTCGGATGTGCATATTACTACTCACACCATCGGCAATGGGAGCAGAAATGATCTCAAGGTCACATTCATCTTCCATGTGTCGATATAGGTGTGCAGGGGCTAGCAAATAGCCACCTGACACAAAAACTCCACAAGTTTGGCGCACTCGGATACTGGGTCCTTCCCTCGTCCGACAACTCAAACGCACAATATTTCGTGCAAACATATCTCTCACTTCAGAGGGGTTTTTTCCAACCAAACTCGTACTAGGTACAGGTAGATCGAAACGACTCGTCTCAAGAGTGGCATTATACCACACATTTTGAGTGACTTCTTTTTTGAGTTGCTCTTCTGTAGTGTTGAACTTGTTGCCCTGCGTGGGCAAATCCTCAGCCTCATACTCGTATTCACTATCAGTTGTAGTATCCAACTGGAATTCTTCAACCTTAACTGCTTCTTTCGCAGATTTGGAGGCTTTGGAGATGAAATGTCGAGCACCATAGTAAGCTCCCGCAGAAACAGCGGCCACACTCACCACACTCACAACTAAGCGAGTGCGAGAAGAGAGGGCACGCCAGCGGGCCGGCATGGTATTCACTCCGTTCAGTATGCCGAACAAGACACACTGAGCGCACTCTGGTATACACCAGGACAGAGCTCTGTAGATAACAATCCGCAGAACCCAATATTTCATCATTAAACGCAAGAACCACATACTCCACGAGAGTTCCAACCACCACATAGTGCATCCAACATACCAATTAAGGCAAGTCTTAGCACAACGAGTAGTCCAACTCGGCTTCACTTCAGGTACCCAATTATTGGGCACTGATCGTTCGTCAGCCGTTGTGGATTCTTGTTCTTGAGTTTGTTCATCACTCTGGACTTTAGGACAAGTGCAAGCATAGCTCGGTTTAGCGCACGTAGTGCACACACTGATCTTTGACATATTCACATCACTTCCAAGCGATCCTTGTTGATTCTTGAAATGTTGTTTGATGGAACTGCCATAATCACTCAGGAAATCAATCACTGATGTGTATGTAGTTTGTGGCGATTCTTCAAGCTTACAACGCTCTTGTTTGCCCTCCATATATGGCACTATTTTCTTCACCTTGATAATCCAGAAATCCGGGTACTTGCCCGGTTCGACTGTGAGTTTCGAGGGATCAATAAAATGACCATTCTCTTGCAGATACTCCTTCTTGGGTGTCACTTCAACAACAAACGGTAAACGTCGCTGCACAGCAAGTGGACAATAAAAATACTCATGAGCATTCAGATGTTCTGCATTGGAAGTAGCAATCAATAACTGACACTTGACGGGCGTATTGCCCTTATCTTTCAAATCAGCTTGATTGGGTACATAGGGGACATTATTTGCAATATTCAAAAGCTCACTCAAAGTCTCATCAATCTGAGTTGTTTTCGAGGGCAATAGATATGCAATATCGTCCAGTTGAATGCACCACTTACTGGTATCAAAATTTGACCAGTACTGATCAGACACATTACGCCTATAAATATAGCGACTATCTGTGTCCAACCCACGGTAATGTCCAAAGTAGTAGTACAACATCTTACAAAAGCTCGATTTTGCGACACTGGAATGTCCAGTGACGAGAACACCAAATGGTGCCTGTCGTTCTTCTTGTGCTGCACAACGCGTAATCTGCGTCAACTTAATGGTACGCAACGCTGCTACTTTCTTCATCATATAGGTACTTTCAACAGCTCCACGAGCCTTCGTGTATTTGAGATAGGATTCTCCTTTCTCAATGGCATCATCCAAATTGGCAACATACGTAAAATACGTTGTGCCATGCGCCTCCAGATTGCCGATGAAATCGGCGAGGCCGACCAAACGATCAACTTCTTTGTGCCAATCAGCATATTCTGAGGTATTGTGGATGAACACGCTTACATCACGTGTCTCGTAGAATTCGTAGCTCTTTTCAGCCATAAAGAGGACAACATCAAATGCTGCCATCCATAGGCCCCGCTTGCCACGAAAAGCAGCGCGAAGGGCATGTTGTTCCAAACGAGAATATTCCTCGTCTGTAACCTTGAAACCAAAGTGTTCCAAGTAGCCTTGCACTAGCAGGAAGGTGAAAAGTTTTTTAAACTTCTTCACCATAGGATTTTCGCTCAAACTCTCAATAGTGTTGAACGAGGTGCGCAGTATCTTAACCGCATCACCGAAACTCGATTGGACTTCAGAGTCCTCGGGCTTTATACCGAATATAGAGTTCCACTTCTCGATCAAAAATAGACTGGAAGATTTCCCTGTGAACAACTTGTAGACCATACAGGCCCACATATAATAGTTATCACAGCGCTTGAACCAATAAAAAGAATGATGTACATTCTCAAACATTTGGTGGATCCATTCAGCATCATACTTCGCACATCCTTCTAGGAAAGATGGTGAAGCGCATAGCTTCTGAACTCGGTTTTGAGCGATCTTCCAAAACGTAGTTTCACCAGAGGTGAACCCAGTTTCGGGATCAATTTGGGGTATTTCAGCAGATTCATCATCCTCTGCCTGAACTTCGTAGTCAATAAACTCCTGTGCATTTTCAATAGCACGGCGTCTGGCCACGGACTTCTTCAAACGACGCAAGGTCGCATACTTCTCCTCTCTTTCACGCTTGGCAAGTACTTCTTGAGCACAAGCAGGAATCATCTCAATTTCAGATTGGGTGTTCATCGTGTTGGGTTGGGTGTGTGTTTCAGGCTTTAAATGGCGTATCCGTCGCACCCCGGGGTCTCCGTTTCCGCACGGATAACCGGCAACTGGTACTTTTACCTGTTGCGGTACTCATATTCTATCTAAACGAGTGTTCAAAAATCAAATAGTCAAAACTTAAACGTGGCAACATTTCCACGCGCAGTGACGTCATATCCTAAGATTGAACTCGTAAGTATCTCTGTGTACCAGGACTAAGTCCTTTGCAGTGAGATTCGGACTATATGTCCTAATACTTATGGTCTACTAACTCGTTCTCAAATCATGAGGCATTTCTGGAGAAATGTAAACATGGGAGAATTTTATGGTTTTGCTCCATTATTTTCTGTTTTGTTTTCCTAATATATGGATTTCTTCAACATCCATCAAATATAAGTTACGCAAATACATGGCTCATGCAGAGCCAACAACAATTTGGGGGGGTAAGCAATTATACACTTTGCTAAAAGTGGTTCTTGTCGTTCTTTTCATTTTGGCTATACTTCAAACCAGCAAATACAAGCAGAATCCGTTCCGTATGTTCGTACTAGGAACCTACTAAACTAAAAACTACACGTAAGATTTACGTGACAGGCAGCGCACAGCAATTCACCTGAAAACGCTTCTCAGTGAAGCAAATAGGTGTAATAAACTGTTCAGGCCTAACCAAAGACCCTAGGAGCTCAAAGAGCTCCCTAGAACATAAATATGCATACATGGTGACAAACCATATATGCATA